TTCTTGCCGCGCATCACCGTCTCCACGGCCATCTGCTGGTGCCCGTACTTGTCGAGCGCCGGGCACTGCATCACGATCCGTTCCCCGTTTTTGATAAACTCCCGGTCTTCCAGCACCGGCACCATCCTTGTCACCGGCTCCCTGTAGCAGATCGTCGCAAAATAGCGGTCTACCGCCGAGCGAAGCTCCCGCTCGCTCTTGTAAATCTTCTCGTTCAGGCACTCCGCCCCCTTTCTTCCAGAAGCTCTGCCAGACGCGGAGGTCCCCAGTCTCCGCGCCCAGTAGGAGGTAAAAACATGGCCTATGCCGTTCGGGCTCGCGCCCGGCACAGCCTCTGGATCAAACAACAAAAAAGCCGGACCCCCGCTTTCGCGGAGATCCGGCTTTTGGCATATCCAGTTTTTCCTCGGATGCACAAGCAGCCGACGACCTCCGCAACAGCGGACAGATCATCGGCTCTGGCTCTTGGGCTCTGGCTCAGTATTCACGATCGTCACCTGCCTGCAGTTTTTACAGAACAGGGGGAAGTCCCGGAGTATCGTCGACTCCATCAGTCTGATCGCCGTGCGTCTGCCGCATACCGGGCAGATCACGCGATCACCTTCCATTACCAGATTACCACTCTTTTCCCCACTTTGCAAGTACTTCTTTCGCCTCCCTCTCCCTTCGTCCTAAAACGCTACACATTTACAAGGCGTAATGTAAGCGGCCCCCGCTCCGCTCTTTTTGTTCTTTTTTGGGATCCAATACATATTTAAAATAGAGGAAGCCGTATTGCGTCGCGCGTGCCTCCACCAGCACATACCCGCGCGGCGCGACCGGAGGCCGCTCCGTGCTGTAGTCCCGGACGGCCTCCGTCGCTGGCTCTGCCTCCGGCTTCACGCAGTTGCGGCTTGCCTTCCAGCGGTGTCCGCCAAACTCCTCTCGCCAGTGCCCGTGCAGGTAGTTCGCAAGCGACGTGTAGTCCTGTCCGTGGTCTACCTTGTTTCCGTTTTTATCCAGATAATAGTTGTGCTTCCGCAGCGCCTTGGACTCCGCCACGCTGCCAAGGCCCCAGAGCCGCGCGAGCTCAGAGGCCGGAATGCCGTCCGTGATCATGTGCAGGTGGAAGCGGCTCGTCGATTTCCCTCGGCCGTAGACCATCACGATCTTCGCCTCCGGAAACCGGTAGCAAAGCCTCCTGTAGTAGTTGTCACGGATTTTGCGCATCTCCTGCGCAGTATGTACCTCATATTCATCCGCCAGCGTCAGCGTGGAGTACAGGCTTGTCGGCCCGAAGTTCGCGTTCACAAGCGCCGCAAACCTCCGCTCCGAGTTCTTGCGATTGAACTCCGCGCGCTCTGCCTTATTCGCAAAGCGCGGTTTTCTTGGCCTGCTGGTCTTCAGCTCCGCACCTGCCGCCACGCTGTAAACGATCTGCTCGCACACGCGCCCGGAAAAGATCCTGCGCTTATGACGTCTTACCATCTCAAGCCCTCCACGTTTCTCTGTGTCTCTCAAAGCATGGCAGGATGCCTCCTGCCATGCGTTCAGCGCGCAGCGCTACACCTCAATACATTCGTTTCTGCGTATGTTGATCCGCTTGCCGCCGACCACGATCACATATCCGCCGACCGGCGACGTGTACGACGGCCACCGCTCCGCATCATATACCGCCCCGACCGTCGGCCGAAGCTCCGGAAACAGCTCCACCGGCTTTGTGATGCGAATTTTCACCGCCGTCGGCGTCAAAAATCGTTCAGCCGTTTTTCGCTGGAATGTCATTCTCACCGCTCCTTTTTGTTATGATGTCCTGCGCACGGCCTTTTGCAGACGACCGTGCGCAGGATGCAAAGCCGGTTTCCTTTCCTGCCGTCTCATGGCAAAGCGGCAGGCCATAAGTCCGTCAATTTTCTTGTTCTTCCGGCTGATTGCCATTTCCAACGTGCCTGCGCCGCAGTCCGTCCTCGTCCTTCACCAGCGGCAGTGCGTGCCGCCGCTCCTGCTCTGCTGCCATCCACCCGCATCCGTGGCACACGTAAGCGTATCCGATTCCACCTGCACAGCAGCGCATGTCCTTCGGCAGCGTGCACGGATCCTTTGTTCCCACCAAGCCTCACACCTCCTGTATATCGATCCCGTACTTGGATCGCATCATCTTCCGGTTGCGCAGATACTCCTTCGTCCGCGTCGGCCCGCTTTTGACATCCTCCACCACCAGCTTCCCGCCGAATCGGTACGAAAAGTCCGCCGTGTAGCGGATTGCGCGGATTCGCTCTCCGCCCTCCGTGAGATAGCTCTCCTGCAATGTAAACTGTGGCTGCAGCCGCAGATCCGTGATGATGCCGCCGCGCAGCATCACCATCAGCTCGTCATACCGACGTGCCTCCTTCTGGCTGTCAAAGCGGATTGTACCGCGTTCTGCCTTCTGGCTTCCGTATTTCGGTTTCCCTTGGCTCCCCTTCGCAAGGGGAGCTGGCGCCGCAGCGCCTGAGAGGTCGCGCGCCTGCTTCGCGTAAAGCTCCCGCATCCTCGGCGGCATGTCCGCCATGCTCTCAAACCGCAGCCCGCTCATTCTGTCTCCCCGTAACTGCAAAAATCGTTCGCCTCTTTTACCGGCTTGAAGACACGATCCCAGCGCTCACCATAGGTGAAGGTGTTTCGCGGGTGTCCGCAGTAATAGCCTGCCGTTCCGTCTATCCGCTCATACCGTTCGGCGTGTTTGCAGTCCTTACACCGCACCACCGCCGCAACGTCGGCGGCGGGCATTTCCCGAATTTCGGCATATGCGCGTTCCAACCGTGTTAGTGCCGTCATGCTTCCACCACGTTCTGCTTTCCGTAACGCAAATAGCGCATCCTCGCGCCGGATATAATCATCCATCCTTCTTGCCCTCCATTTCCTCCAGAGCCTTTTCGGCTTCTTCGCGGCTTAAAAATACAGTTTTTCCGAATTTCTCGGTAAAGGTAACTCTCCCGCCGACCAGCTCGACGCACAGTGTCATATCGTCCGCGAAGTACATATCGCGGACTTCGTCCCGTGTGATGTGTGGTTCTCCGGCCCGGACAATGCGCCACACTGTATCCCCCACCTTGCACGGCAGCACCACGCCGCGCCCGTCCTTGTCTGCCTCGGCAAGCTCGCGGAGTCGGGTATAACTGCAAAGGCTTTCCAAATCTGCAAGGCGCATGAGTTTCAAAGTAATCTCGTCTGCCTTATCTTTCGGCAGGACTTCCTCCGTTTCAAGCCTCTTGTCCTCGTAGGCTTTCAGCCGCTCCCACACTTTCTTCTGGCTGCACGCGCCATCCTCGCAGAAGCTTCCTCCCGGAACATTGCAGCACTGTGCGATGTCACAGAAGTTACCCTCAAACGTTAATCGTTCCATTCTTCGATCTCCTTCCCGATGTACTCGCAGTACTCCCTTTCGAGCCTCGCGCCTGCGCTTTCCGCTGCGTCCGGCAGGAAAACAACCGCGTCGGCCACGTCGATCATTGCAAAGCAGATCCGCATGTAATCTGCCGGTGTCATACCCTCCGGCAGTGCAGCTGGGTTAATCGGGATGTCGCCCCGCTTATACAGTTCCGCTTCCGCTTTGTGGAAATGATAGTGATACCCTGGGTCGCCGGTGATTTTACCGGCAATGTAAATCTTCACGGCAATTCCTCCACATAGCACCAGCTCTGCGGCGGGCGTGTGACCGGCACCGGTTCTGCTCCGAATTTTGTCTCCCGCAGTCCGGTAAACTCCCACAGATCGCGCGGGTGATCGTAAACGCGCAAATCTGAGATGTGCCAGCCGTATCCTACGCCGCCGTCCAGATACTTCTCCAGATCGTCTTTTGTCAGGCAGGCATCCGCAAGAAGCGTATCAAGTGGTGTGCAGTCCATGTTCCAATCGCAGATGCAATATTTCGGCGGTTCACAGATTGCTCCTACTCTGACGATCCTTTCAAAAATGTCGTCGCATACAAATTCACCGATGATCTTACCATTCCCCCGATATGCTCCGCCGCATTTAGCAGCCTTGAAAACATCCGCTATTTTATCAGGATGGAGAGACCGTTCCCTTTCCTTCAAAATCCAAAGCATATCAGCGCTCTGCGTGCAGTAGATATAGCACTTAAACGGCGTGTCCATCTTTGGGCGCGTCTTGCGCACCTCAATGGTCTTTTCTCCACTGGCGATTTTCGCACACCATGTCGGCTTGATGCTGATTAAAACTGCTTTACTCATGCCTTGCCCCCTTCCTCCGTATCTTCCGGCAGCGGCAGCCAGCGCAGGATCTCCCCATCATCCGGCTCCTCAAACCAACCGAGATGCCCACCATGCACATCGTCGGTCTCATATAGTATGGAGCCATTTTCGGAGATAAGGAGCAGGACCGGCCCCTCCGGGAAATCGCGGTCTGTACGCCACCCGAGTAGTTCTGGGATTGCCGGCGTTGGCATACGGTCATCCGTCAGCCCCATCTTTTTCTCCCACGCGGCAAGCTGCGCTTTGATTGCTGCGCGGAGCTTCTCGGCCTTTTCCTCGTCCTCAATGCTCGCCACTGCCCGTGCCAGCTCGTGGAACACCTTCTGCCACTGTTCGAAGTACAGCCGTGCCGCCGTTACCGCCGTATCTGCCATCGCGAGCTTCCGTTTCAGTGCCTCGATCTCGTCCAAAATCTTCCGCTTCTCGCCCGTCCCGGTCGCTGCCTCCGCCTTCTTCTTCGCCTCTGCAAGCTGCTCCTTCAGAAGCTCCGTTTCCTTCCGCGTGCGTACAAGCTCCTGCTGTGTTGTCTCCGCCTGCTTGTCAAGTTCCCTCTTTTTCTTTTCCCAGCTTGCGTCCGCTTCGGCCTTTGCCTTGGCCGCAGCCTCGCGGATGGCTTTCTCGTCGCGCTGCACGGCCACCTCGACTGGCCGCTTCCGGAGCGCCTCAAGCTCGTCCGCAATCTGGCGCCGGTCGTTTCGCGCCGCCTTCAGATCGTCCTCCAGCGTCTGCGCCCGCTCCATTGCCTCCTGAAGCTCCTCCTCTGCCTTCTTCGTGCGGAGCGAATACACGTTTGCCTCGCGCCTTGCGTTGTCCCGGTCCGCAACCGCAGCGTCCCTTTCGCGGATCGCCTTGTCCAGCTCGCGCGCGGAAAGATTCTCGGCGTCGATCGCCTCGGCGAACTCCTCCCGTTCATCCTCCGGCACCGCAAGAAGCCGCAAAGCATTGGAAATGCTCAAATTTTGCAACGTTGACGAATTTGGTTCAGCCCCGAAAATGCCGATCTGAGCCGCGCCGTACTCGTCAAAAATGCGCATCATTCTGGTTGCCGTCGTCTGCGAGAACTCCGTGTTCTCGTGGATCCAGTCTGCCCAGCCGCCATGCGGGACCATGCTCTTTGCGGCGGTCAGCCGCCTCCCGATCTCTACGGCGTAGTACACCGTCATTGCCTTTGCCTGCCGTGTCAGCTCCCGGATTTCCACGCCGAGCAGTTCCGGCGTCACTGCCAAATCGCTCATGCCGCTGTCTCCTTTCGTTTCTTGCTGGCCGTTTTCAGCGCCCGAACGTGCGCAAGCCACCTGTTTACAAACTCCTGTACCTCTTTTGTCGCGCCGCTGTTCCGCAGCCCGTGGTTTTGTATCTCCTTGAGCGTTTTAAGCTCCACCTGGAGCGTGTACCACGGCTTTTCCGGCGCATCCGCGCGCCGGATGAAGAAAATGCAGCTTCTCCCTCTGGCCACGGTCTCGCCGTATTCGCCGACGCAGTGATGCAGCGCCGCGCCCTCGTCCATCAGCTCCTCCTCCGTGTGCACCGGCCGGATGCAGATACCCGCGTCCTCCCATGCCCACGCCTCCAGCGGAGCGACCGTCTTTTCAAATGCCGGCCTTCGCTGTTCGATCTCCGCGAGCTTCTTCCGCTTTTTTTCCTCGTTCTTCGCGATGCGCTCCGCCTCCATGAGGCGATCATGCTCGTGCTTCAGATCTTTCGGCAGCTTTACATGCTCGTCCCAGATGTCAAGCCCGGCCCTGTTTGCCATCCGCCAGTAGTCCATCAGCGTCACAACGTCCGATTTCTGTCGCTCCAGATACCGCAGGCACCGCATGATGCTCAGATTCCCGCGCCACGCTTTCTCGATGTGTCCGCCCACCACAGACTGAAAAAGCCCCGTCTCCCGGCATAGCTTTTCCAGACTGTAGCTCGTCTGCTTTTTAATCAGCCTCCAGTCCTCCGGCAGCTTTACCGGCTCGTAGGCCCGGACCATCTTGTACCGTGCGAGTTCGTACTGCGTCCACCGCTCTTGCACGCACACAGAAAACTCCTGCTTGTTGAGCCCCAGCATCTTTGCCGGCCGTTTTTCCTGCCACTTGATCCATTCCAGCTTCGCGCTGTGCGCCGGCGTGTAGTAATGTCTCTCTGTTTCGTCTGTGATCGCCTTTGCGACCATGCCCCCGCAGCCCTGCACGATCAGATTCTCCAGATTCCTGTGCTTCTGCCAGAGCCGCAGATACGCTACCGGCCTCCCATCACCTCCGGCCGCCTTCAAATACATATCCAGCCCCGAATGCTCGATTGTCGTGCCGTCGAGCTTCTCGGGCCAGCGAAACCAATCCTTCCGTACCGTTTTCCCCCACCGGTCATCGCAGCGCTTCACCTGCCGCCACCGGTCGAAAAAGCTGATGCTGCTCATACATTTTTGATACCCTGTCAGCCGCACGGCCTTCCGATTCTCAAACACATACGCCTCATACGGCCACATCCGGTACACCTTCCGTGCGTCCTTCCCGGTGTTCCGCTCTGCCCGCCAGCCCAGCAGCACGAATTTGTCTCCAAGCTGCCACGGCTCGCAGAAATATACATTGTCGTCGATCCCGTATTTCGAGATTGCCCCGACGTGCCTCACCGACACCCAAGCACCGCACAACGGGCATGGGATGCTGTTTCCGGTCGCGGCCACCGCGGCCCCATTCAAAAAACCAAACGGCGCATTCCACGGCGCGCACTGATCCGCATCGTGCACCTTCTTCGCAAACCAGCTCTCGCCGCAGGCCGTGCACGTTACCTGTACTCCGCTCTCTTTTATGCCCGTCAGCGGGTCCGGCCACCACGCGCTTTTGTAGATCGCATACTCCGCCTTGAACTTCTCACGGATGCACCATTCCAGCGCGCCCTCTGACGGCTGCCTTGGCAGCAGCTCCTCATAGCAAGCCTGCTCCATCAGAAAAACGCCTCCAGATCGATCACATCGTCCGCCGGCTTTTCCGTCTGCTCCTGATTCGGAGCCTTCCGCGTCTCCGGCAGCCCGAAGTATTCCCGGATGATCATTTCACCCTCCATACCCGTGCAGCAGCCGCCGTGCCCGCGCGCAAACTCTCTGATCTTCTTCTCGCACTTCTCAAGGCTCATCCCGCCGTGTGTCAGATCGTCCAGCACGAGCTTCGTCGCGTCCTCGTCCTGCGCGATCATCTCCAGCAGCTGCTCGCCGCACATCCAAACTGGCCCGCGCTTGCCCTGCTGCTTGCGCACGATCTCCGTTGCCTCTTGCAAATATCGATTTCCCATGATATACTCTCCTTGTAAAGCTTTTGGCGGCCGCCTTATGGCCGCGCCCTCGTCCGGCTCCTTCCGGTCGAGGGCTTTTTTATCCGAAAAAATCCGGCTTGCTGTGCAGTTTGTACGCCTTCGCGTTCTGATGATATTCGGGGTGCGAGAACTTGTACCCCCAATGCTTCGCAGCCACGAACAATGCCGCGAGCGTGTCCGCCGCGTGCACAGTCACGGTCTGCGCCCCATACACCACCGAAAAGTAGTTCTTTCCCGTGTAGCCGTCCTGCTCCACGATCCGCGACCTGCGCTTCCCGCCGTCGCCGGAATAGTCCACGCTATTTTGCCGCATAAAGCCTCGGCCTCCTTTGCCCCTTGACCGCATCGTTCATCTGCTTGTTTGCCTTCCGGTTCATTTCCAGCGCCGCCTTCCCTTGATGGTTCGCATCGTAGATATGATCCCGGATGGACTCATAGAGCGTCCACGTGCAGCACATCGCGCTGCATCCTGCCGTCCTGCCCGGACAGTCCTTCCCGCATGGCGGCGGCACCGGCCGCATCGCCGGGTCATACCGGCGGCTCACGCCTCTGCCTCCTCCATCACATGCTGTAGCCACGCCGCGAGCGTGCTCAGCCGCTTCCGGCTCTCAGCAAGCCCCTCGATGATCTCGCGGTCCGGATGCGCCATGCTGGCGAGGATCTCAATGTCCTCCGCGTCCTGCTCCGCCGCCCGCACGACCGCCTCGATCACATCCTCCAGCTGCTCCGGCCGGAACTCCACCGTGATCTTCTCACTCATAAAGCACGCTCCCGGCCACGGCCACCACCGCCGCCACCGCGCCGAAGATCAGCGCCGGGAGCTGCGCCCCGAACGCCAGCAGCACCAGCGCCATCCCGGACAAAAACGCCCCTCCGACCCAGCAGCACGTCAGCCCCTGCCGGCGTACCTTCTCGCGCCGCTCGCGCAGCTTCGCAAGCTCCGCATAGCGCATCCCAAGCTCCCGCTCTCTTGCGCGCCGGTGGTTCATTTCCGTGATAAATTCAATGTCGCTCATCTTTCTTCCTCCTCAATACGGATATGTGATCGTCTCCCGCACCTTTTCGATCGGGATGGACAGCCCGCGCATCAGGCGCAGCGCCTTGTCCATGTACGCGGTGGGGGAGTCAAACACCTTGTAAAGCGTGTTCACGCAGCACCCGGCGTACCGGCTGGCCTTCTCCACGCTGACGTTCTGCGCGGCCATCTCGCCGCGGATCATCGCCGTCAGGCGATAGTCCGTCGAGCGTTCGACCTTCATCTTCGGCATTTTTTACGCCTCCTTCCGTCCCGCCTGCATCAGCTTCGCGGCCGTTGCCATCCCCTGCATATATGTGATCATGACCTCGATCTGCTGCGGATTCATGTGCTTCATCTCGTGCAGAACGCCGTCGATCTTCTTCTTCTGTTCTTCGGACATATTCTCACCGCCTTTCTTGACACTTCCCAACCGTATGATAAAATACAGTCAAAAGGAGGTGCTCCCATGTTTGAGCATGTAACGGATACCCGTTATATCCCGCTGGCCCTGCTCTATGGCGTCGGCGGGCGTATGCAGTTTGTTGACCTGATGAATCAGGCCGTCACGCTTTCCGGCCTCGACGTTCTCCGGACGAAATCCCTTCTGAATACCATGCGCGGCCAGAGCCTCATTTCCGGCGACTTCTCGGCCTGCTCCTACGTCCAGCTGGAGCAGCCCGGCGCGGAGCTTTACCTTGCCCTACGAAAGGAAAGTCTGGATCATCGCCAGCGTCTCCATGAGGCGGCAGTAGAGGAGGCCAAGCAGGAACGCCACAATCGATCGAACAAAAATATTGAAATAGTTACTGCGCTTATACCACTTGTAATTTTCGTCCTCGAGGTCCTCCTCGCTCACTCCGCTGAGCTTGTCGAAAAGATCTCTGCGCTTTTTCACTGACTTCTCACCCCCTTGACGCCTCCCTTCCGTATGCTAAAATACGGTCGAAGGGAGGTGATTTCATGCCTGATAATTTCTACACGCTTGACCCCGTAGACCAGCAGATCGCGCTGGCCTACGCCCAGGGCAAATTCTGCGACTGGCTCTCGCAGAATCGCCACGCGGATTTCCCGGCGCGGAAAGCCGAATTTCTAAAGTGCCTCGAAGAAGGCATCACGGTTGCGCTTGACCTCGGCCATCGTTAACACATGGAGCGCTCCGGTCAGGCCGGCCCACCAGCGGATATAATCGATTGCAGCATCGAATTCTTCCGCGCTGACATCCAGCTCTGCGGCTGCGTCCATCAGCCGCAGAGCTAACTCATACGCGCGCGGATTTCTGTTCTTTGCGCATTTCTCGTAATTGGTCAGCCCCGGCGTCGGCTTTGTGTAATCCATTCCTCTCACCTTCTTCCTTGACACCTTCCCTCCGTATGGTAAAATACGGTCGAAGGGAGGTGATTTTATGACAAAAGCTGAAATTGCAATGCAGTTGACAATTGCCATGCTCGACAAGAAACTGCCATACAATGCAAACAGCAATGCGGAAATGGGGGCAGCCATTGCAGAGATCTATAACGCGATCTACAAAAGTATCTGCCCCCACCCGGAGCACTAATTCTTCAGCTCATGCAGCACATGCACGAGGATGTGGATTTTGCTGATCGCGTCCTCGAGCGCTCCTCCGCACATACCGTCCTGTGCCAGCAGCTCCACCTGCTTGCGCAGGGCGGTTTCCGTTGCGGCTTTCAGCGTCTTTTCCTCCATACCTCTCACCCCCTTCCAATCGACAGTTCTCATAGCCGACCATTTCGGCGACGTCACCACTTTCACAAATTTAGGTAGCAAAGCCACCCGCAAATTGGTAATTATGCACCAAGCCGTTACGCCTCCTTTTTTTCCGGCTTCGCCAGCTCCTTGGTCAGCAGCATGCCATAGGCGATATCTCCCAGACGCTGCATCTGCTCCGCGGACAGACCGCTTGTGTTTTTTCTCAGGCTCTCAGCTACCTGCTTTTCCTTCTCCGACATTTCTATCACCTCGCGTTATTGCTACATTTTGTTGTTGTGATTTGTATTGTGAATACACGATACCACCTTTCAAGTGTTTTGTCAATACATTGCCGCGAAATATTTTCGTCAGCTTTGTATTGACAATACATTTCGCTTGCGTATAATAGTATCTATCAGGAGGTGATACCGTGTCCATCAATGAGCGGATCAAAGATGTCCGCAAATCCGCCAACTTATCCCAGACCGATTTTGCCGAGCACCTCGGAACCACTCGAGGTGTTATCACAAATCTCGAGGGCGGTAAGACAACCCCAAACGAGCCATTTATCAAACTGATTTGCCGTGAGTTTAACATTGACGAGCATTGGCTCCGTACCGGCGAGGGCGATATGCTCCAAAAGCTTACGCGCGATCAGGAGCTTGCCGAGTTTTTCGGTAATGTCGTCGCTGACCCGGACGATGCGCCGCGAAAGCGTTTTATCTCGATCATCAGCAAGCTCAGCGCGGAGGAGTGGCAGCTGCTCGACGAGATCGCAAAAAAAATGGCCGAGGACGGTTAACGTCCCCGGCTCTTTTTTTATCCGCGCTTTACCACCTCGCGCAAAAACCGCCACACAATGTCCAGTTCCTTTTCCGTCGCGCTTTCCAGCATCCTCTTGATTTCTTCTAACAGCTCGATTCTTTCCATTTTCCCCGATTCCTCCATCCTTTCACAAATTCCGCGTTCATTTTTCGTTCATATTTCCATCTTGCACCATCTGGGAAAAGGGGCTAGACTGTAAATAGCAGTTCCCCGCTTATCATTTTACCGGTGGTGTTGCCATTGGCCGAGAAAATCCTTGCTTTTGTCGGCGCTTCGTTTCTTTCTTGGTTGTTGGGTTCGCTTGTCGAAGAACTCAGTATCCATTTGGAGGACAGATCCCAGACGCTCATCGGCATTCTGGAACATATATCCGAGCTGTTCTATTTTCTTGGCCTCTGCGTCACGATCCCAGTATCGCTCTGGCTTCTCCCTCGCATCCGTTGTCGTGTAAGATGTGAATGCGAAAATTCCAGCCGCGAAGTGTTGAAATCTGCCGAGCACGATTATATGGCCAGACAGGAAAAAGCCATCGCCGCTGCGGAGGCCAAAAGCTATTCTGACGGCCACGCGCAGGGTGAAAAAGACGCTTCTGAGAAAGAGAGACGGGCTTGCTTCGACTTATACATGAGAAATATGCACGCCTTGCGGGATCGTGCCTTGGCATTTATGGAGCCATATCACTCCACCCCTGCATTCTTGGCGGCGAAGGATTATAGCTTTATTGAGGATCCGCGTCTGTACTCCGCGCTGAATGAGCCTATTTCTTACGATTCTCCTGTCGAGATAAGCGCGAATATCTCCGGCCTGCACGGCATCTATCATACAACTTTGTACGATTGCACCTGCCCTGACTTTCAGTTTCGGCGCCAGCCCTGCAAGCATATGTATTACCTCGCGGTTGACCTTGGTCTCCTCAGCACATTGGACACGCAGGCGGTCGAGTCCTCGCTTTCAGAGCTGAACGCGCGGTTGGAATCCGTTGAAAAGGAAAAGCGGCGTGCGGAGAAAGTGCTTTCTGCTCTTGAACAGTTCAAGACTTCTCTTGCCGTCAGCGTATCCGAGCCTCCTGAAAAGCTTGTTCCCCCTAAGAATATGTGGCTTCCTTTGATTTCGTCCGCAGAGGATCGAAAAAAATGCATGTCTCTGCTCTCACTGTACGAATGGAATTCAAAGGACAGGTACCAGATCGCGCTGAATGCGTGGAACGCTAAGAAGAAAAACCGCCCGCAGCTTGGCCTTGAATTCGAGCGGTATGTTGGCTCTCAGTACGAGCGAGTCGGTAACTTTGTCCAATACAACGGTGCCGAATGTGGGAAAGGCGATCTGGGCTGCGACCTTCTTGTATTCAAGCGCGATCTGTCAAAGCTCTGCGTTGTCCAGTGTAAATACTGGGCTTCTGAAAAGGAGCTTCATACCAACGTTGTCACGCAGCTATTCGGAACCGTTTCTCTCTTTCAGGCGAAGCATCCTGATATACGCGTAGACGGTCACCTTGTTTGTTCCTGTTCCATCTCTGCAGAGGCAAAAGCCGCGTTTGCGCATTTCCCAAATCTCCACTATTATGAAAACTATTCCGTTGATTTGCGCAACTATCCTGCTGTTAAGTGCGCCATGGGTGCAGGCGGTGAAATGTATTTCTATCTTCCGTTTGATAAGTGCTACGATTCTGTTGTCGCAGATCGTTATGTGTCAACGGTGACCGAGGCAAAAGCCGCCGGGTATACGCGGCCAATCGGTTGATCCCACCCGCGCCGGGTGCCGAAATCCGGCACGGGTCTTGGTTTTCTGCAAGCGATTGGGAGCGCTTGTAGCTCAACCATACGCCTTTACCAATGGTTATGTACAGCCCCTTCCGTGTGCTTTCACGCCCCATTTGTGTGTTTGGAGTGATTTATTTGGAAAAAATGTTGTGGCAGCTCTGCCGCGAAGCGAAGGATGCGCAGCATCTCACAAATCAGATCATCGCCGACCGTGCCGGCCTCGCCCTGAATACGGTTTCTCAGTACCTGCGCGGCGAGTCAAAAAGCGCCTCTGTCTACACCGTCGGCCCGATCTGCCATGCCCTCGGCATCGACATGAACGCATACTTCGGCATCTCGCCGCCCGCTCCGGAATCCGTCTCCGAGCTGCTGCGCCTCGAAAACAAAAGCCTCCGCACCCAGCGCGATCAGCTGCGGAAGTCCCTGAAAATGCACCGCATCACCACCTTCCTGCTGATCGGCATCGTTGCAATCTGTGTGCTTGCGCTGCTGATTGATGTCTTAAATCCGGCCATCGGTTGGATTCGCGCATAAAAAAGCCGCCCCGGCATGTTGCCGGAGCGGTATTCTGTATCCCTTGGAGGTGCCCTCATGAAAGTCCCCGAGCCTCGCAAACTGAAATCCGGCACATGGTTTATCCAGCTCCGCCTCGGCGGCGAGAGCATCCCTGTCTCCGCCCTCACCCGCGCCGACTGCATCAAGCAGGCGCAGCTCATCAAAGCCCAGCACCGCGCCGACTCCCACGAAACAAAGCACGCCCCTGCAAAGACATGCCGCGACCTCATAGCGGATTATATTTCCACGCTTCCCGCCTCCACCTCTCCCTCTACCATTCGCGGATACCTTAGCGTTGCTTCCACGCGCTTTTCCTCCATCATGGATAAGTCACCGTCCAGCGTGCGCGACTGGCAGGCTGTGATCGATGCCGAGACAAAGATCGTATCGCCCAAAACGGTAAAAAATGCGTGGGGGCTCCTATCGTCCGCCATGCGCAGTGCGGATGTTCCCGTTCCCCGTATCCGGCTTCCTCAGGCGCAAAAAGCGGAAAAACTCTGGCTTGAGCCTGAGCAGCTTCCCGAGTTTGTTCGCCTCATCAAAGGTGATCGTTTCGAGATCCCAATGCTGTTGGCTTTGCACGGCCTTCGCCGCTCCGAGATCTTCGCCATGACCTACGACAAGATCGATCTCCGGCGCGGCACCATCACAGTCCATGGCGCTGCTGTCCTTGATCGTGACGGCGCAATGGTGCAAAAGTCCGAAAATAAAAATGCCAGCTCCCGCCGCGTGATCCCGATAATGATCCCAGCCCTCGCGGCAGCGGTCGAGGCCGTCCCCCCGGAAAACCGAAACGGCCTGATCTACTCTGCCAACCCGACCACGCTGTACTGGCGCATCAATACCATTTGTAAAAACAACGGCCTTCCGGAGGTCGGCGTGCACGGCCTGCGCCACAGCTTCGCGTCTCTTGCCTACCATCTCGGCCTGTCTGCTCAGGAGACGATGGAACTCGGTGGCTGGGCAGACAGCGACACCATGCTCAAAATCTACACGCACCTTGCGCATGTCGACCGTCTCAAAGGCCAGAACAAAATCGCCGCGTTTTTCGCATCAAATGCTAACGAAAATGCTAACGAACCATAAAACCGCTGATATATCAATGGTTTTCCGTCATGCCACTTGGTTTCGATTCCCGTACGGGTCACCAAAAAAGAAAAGCCCGCAATCCATTGAGATTGCGGGTTTTTCCTTGTATATCAATGCTTTCCGGCGTTTTTGCCATTGCACGAACGCATAATATATTGCACATTCACACAAGCATTTTCGCATTTATGAAACACAAAATGCTAACTAAAAATGCTAACGCCCGCGCTCCACGATCCCCCTATAATACGCGCACAGTTTTTCCTCCGGGCCGGGGCCGTCCTTGTCCATGAGGAACGCTTCTGCCATCGCGGCGTAAAACTCCGGGCGGTTCACGCCGAAGTCCACAGCGACGCCGTAGTAATCGGAGTACATCATGTTCATCGCCACGCCCCACGCCCAGCGGGGAACATCACGCCCGATGCCGCGCGCATCCGCGACTGCGGAAGTCTGATCCATCGACCAGTGCGGGCCGGTCGAGCCGTCGGCGTTTTCCATCTTCGCCGCCCATTCCTCCGCGCCCTCGCGCGTCAGCCCATCGCAGGCTCCGTGCCGCCCTTCCAGCTTTTCCAGCGCACGGATTGTGCCAGCGTATACACCGGCCTCCTCAGCGCGGCAGAGCGTCACAGGGCGCTCCGTGACGGCTTCCAGCTCCTTGTACAGCTTTTCAATATATTCCTTCATCCTCACGCCTCCTTGATGTATCTGTACAGCTTATCGAGATCGCCCACATCAAAGCGCAGCTCGCCAATGATCGGCACATCCACCGGCAGCTTCTGCCCGTCCATCTTCTGGCGGGCGGCATTGTACAGCCGGTCAATGTCGATGTTTCCTGACTCGTCCATTACGCCCATGAGCTGCACCGCCGGATGCTCCTTTAGCTGCATCAAGCGCTCCTTGCCTCCATCCATAATGAGTGCCAGCGCAATTCCCGCGCCGATGCCCTTGCCGGTCGGCAGATGCGGAATGATCTCTTGATCCGCAAACCGCATCGCGCCGCGCATGGCCTGATCGATCGTTACCATAAGGATACCTCCATCTTATTTTTGGGGCGGCGCTTGCCGCCCCTTTTGCATTAGGTGGTCGCCGTCGCAGGCTCAACCGTCACCTTCGCAGCACCCCAGCCGGGGCACACGGAGGCGTTCGGCACGACGAGCTTGGTAAGCCCGAGCAGCTGAGCCACCTGATTCTGGATGCAGCCGATCGTCGCAGTGTTGGTGCCGTTGTACACGGCCTGCTGCATGTTGATGGCTACCTGCTCATCCTTGTTCGCGCGTACTTCGGCAGCCAGCCCAATCAGGCGGTTTTCCAGCTTGCTGTAGGATTCCGAGATCTTCCGATTCGTCTCATCCTGCCCGCGCCAGTAGGCGATCTCCATATTCTTCTCCGAGATCGTCTTCTGCTGTTCGAGCGCGTAGCGCGTCACCGGCGTGTTTTCGCTGCACACCGCGCCAGCAGCCATCGCCGCCGGAGACATGCCCCAACCGCCGAGCAGATTGCCCAGCCCGCCGCCGAGGACGCCGAGTCCTGTGCCGATCGCACCGAGCGTCACACCGAGATTGCCCTTTCCGTTACTTGCGTATTCCATAATAAATCCTCCGAATCAAAAAGTAAGCTGGCCAGCTCCTATCCTCATTATGCGCCCTGCCATCGGAACAAAAAACCAACTTACCGGCCACTTTTCGGGCAAAAAACAGCCACCCCTTACGGAGTGGCTGCTGTGTGATTGAAAATCTCTACTGCATAACTACTTTCTCAGCGTCATGCAGTACCTTTCGGATGCTCTTTGAAAATGCAGGAAGTTTATTTTCGATATACTTCTTCTTAAAATTCATGATCGTTATCCCGGTCAATTCATCCGTGTCAATGTCTTTCAGATAGATCACATTCCCGTCGGAATCATCACCGTAAGAATTACTGCGGTCACCGAGGGCAATGTACAGGACGTCGAATTTCTTGTCGTAGTCAAATCCGATGCTATTCTTCTGCAACATATATCGCCTCACCTTCTCCACAGCCGCTTTTCTTGTTGTTATTAGGATATGCGGTTACAACTTCGCCCGATCCGCCGCAGACAGACACAACGACGTGCGTATATTTGAGCTTCGGGTAGTATGTAGCACTTTTTGATTCTTTTGTGTATATCCTTCGTTCATCCAGCGGCGGGTTCGTGTCGTGACTCGGTAAAACCAGTTCCGGTTCCCTGATTGTCTCCACAATCGCGTCGACGTTTGAAACCATAATGCTGTGGTTAAGAGCTACATGAGAATCCCACTGCTCTTTTGTACAGTAAACTTTTATTCCGTTTCTATCTACAACTTCGAAAAAGTTAGGCATCAATCCACCTGCTCACTTAGGATTTTAGACATCATCTCCGGAAGAGCCTCGGCCAACTGTTCATTTACAATCACTGCGGCAACCGTTTCTTCCTGATCGCTATCCACAACGCCATTCGCTCCAACTACCGGATATTTATGCTTAAAGGTAAAAACAAATTCATTTTTTGCCTCGTTCGCAGTAACAGTCAGTGAATTTGCATAAATAGGCTTGCACATTGTAGTATGATCTCCTTCTCTAGTTTTGATGCCATTATAGAACAAATTAAGATCATTGTAAATGCAACAGAATATTAAATTTTCGTTTCTGCCGTAAGAGCCGCCCTATCCGGGCGGCTCCTTTGCATGCTCCCGCAGTACATTCATGCACCGCGCTATGATCTTCTTGACGCCGTTTACGCTCAAGCCCTCGCGCTCGGCAATGCGTTCGTGGCTCCAATCGTCAAGGATCTTCCGTTTCAGGATTCGCCGGTATCGCTCCGACAAAATCCATTCCTCGATCAAATGCTCCCAATCGCTGCGGCTCAGACTCGGCAGCCCCCGCAGCATAGGCTTGCCTTACTTCGTTTCCAGCACCGCAATGCTGCCCTTGTTGCTGACCTTCAAATCGAGTGCAGCCGCGATGTCGCGCACCTTGACATAGTTCGTGCCGTTTTTCAGGATGCGCTCGACTGCGACCTCCTTGCCGTCCACGATCATTTTCGACTTTTCTACCACCTCATCATCAATCCTTTCTTTAAATCTCTGCCACTGCACGTTGCCGGACGTGTTGTAGTGGGTGTTAATATCGTCCCCGACAAACGGCCTCGGGCACATCTTGCCCGACACGTCGTAATGCCGGATGACGTTCTCTGCGGGGATGTTGTACTGCCTCATGAGCCGCCGGATGAGCCACACGGCGTTTTCAAGCGTCTCCTCATCAAAGTACCAGTCCGTATCATACGCGCCCAGACGCGCCTTGTTGACCTTCCTCGGGCGCACCTCCACGCCGATGGAATTCCAGTTGCGGCACTCCGGGTGCTTCTGTCCGTCTCCGCAGTGCCACGCAATGTCGGACTCCTTCACGCAGCGGTAGATGTTCCCCTCGTCAACGGCATAGTGGGCGCTGGCTCTGGCCTGCGGATTCTTAAACCACTCCGCCACGCTTGCCGCCGTGCCGAGCGCGCCAAAGTAGTGCACCACGATGTATTTCGGGCGGCAGCCGCCCTTGCTGTGGTTGCAGCTCGTCAGAGCGTCCTTAATTACCGGCATCTCCCGCGCCGCCTCCTTTCTCGTCCACCGCATCCTGAATCTTCTGGCTCTGCGTTCCGAAGTAGAACGCGATGATGACCGCGTAGATGGTCATGAAGTCCTGCGAGATCTTCCCAGCGACCGCCATATAGGCGAACACGCCCGTCAGCACCAGCGTCACCAGCGACTTCACGCTCAGCAGATTCCCGAGCCGCTTCTTGATGTTATCCATGCTCAGCCCTCCACCTTGATTGCTCGGTTCTCGAACTTCTTGTAAGCGTCGAGATAGATTTCCTGCTTGTCGCCATTGAGCGTAAGCTCATAATACATGCCGTCAAACAGTGTCGTGCTTACGAGCGCTTTCCAATTCCGAAGTGTCTTGCAGTACCACACAACATAAACGTCATCAGTGGTGATCTGTTTGTCATCGGTCTTGTCGAGGTGCTCGTTGGTGTAGTCGGCCACCAGCTTTTTCACCAGTTCAAAGAATTTCTTTTCTGTCATTTGTTATGTACCTCCATCATCTTTGTCGTTCGGTTTTGCAAATACACGTTTTACAAGCAGGAGCAGCAGCTCCCCGCCGAAGGCCGCGCCAGCGAACACCAGCACGTCCGCAAGGTCGCACGTCCGGTCGAGCAGCAGCGCCGCCGTCTTGACGACCATCGCCCACGCGAGCGCCGCCGTCAGCGCCCAGAGGCAGTAGTATACCAGCTCCCGCGCCATCTTGCCCTTGGTCACGCGCGACTTCTTCACGATCTTCGGCATTTCATCCACCCACCCCCAGCTTCGCCAGCGCAAAGCCGATCAGCCCCGCGATGAGCGCGGCAATGACGCCCTTCACGACCGCCTCCCAGCGGCTTCCCGGCAGCGCCTTGAGGCTTTTCACGTCGGCCTTGATCTCGTTCACGTTTTCCTCGATCGTCTCCTGCTTGGTGGCCAGAACCTCCACCGAGGTTGCCAGCTGATGCAGCGCCTTGTTGTCTGCCTCCAGCTCGTCGATCCTGTGCGAGTTGCTCTTGCATCGCGCCTCCACGGAGGCGATCTGCGCCTGAATCCCGTCTTCCATCTTGTGCTCCTTTCTCGCGGGCATTGCCCGTCATGTGATTTCTTCGTCCAGTGTTACGACCAGATCCGCGCCCTTGCCCTTGGCAGACACACGGAAATACTTCGCCCCCTGCGGCGGTGCAACATTCTCGTCCGTAGAAAATGCCGCAGCGGCGTTCGGGTCTTCCACCTTGGTCGGGTAATAGATGCTGTTCCCGAGCTGATTGTAGCTAAGTACGTTTCCTTTCAGTGAAAAGTCGGCATTGTACCACGCCAGCCTTGCGCCATATTCGTTCCATGCAATGCCGTCACCGCCGATGCGATAAATATGAACCGCGCCGCCGTCAAATGGGATAAAGCCGGTGGTCGTGAAGTGGCTGTCTGCCGACAATACGCCGCTGGAGCTGAGCATCTGCCCATCCGTATACGGCGCAGAGGCCCCGCTCGTGTCCACAGCGATCGGGACAAGGTTATGATACGATACAACCTTTGCCGCCTTCGCCGTAATGACCACGTCGCCCGTGACCTTCGCGATACGGATGGCACCGGAGCTTTCCGTGTAGGCAGAAGCCGTGATGTCCACGCCGCCCATCGTGACCGAGACCGTCTCCATCGTGTAGCCGCTCACCGCCGAAAGCGCCGCCGTATATTCCGTGCCGTCCTCGGCAGCGACCGCGTCATTGCTCGTCGTCACATGCGTCAGCGTGTTCGTGATGCTGTGATAGACCGTCGCCGCATACCCGATGGTTCTGTCCGTTCCTGCGCCGTAGCAGAACGAATAGATCACCTGCTCAGACGGATTGATGACGTTGATGTTAAAGGCCGTGTCCTTGCCCGTCCCCGCTGTCTTGTCGTATGGGGCAGGGTCTCCGAACGAGATACCGTTCATGGTTACAGCACCGCTATTGTTGCGGTAAAAGCAGGCATTAGGTGTACACATACGCCACGCGTCAAACTGCGTTCCTTGTCCGTTAGCCACGCTGTGCAATTTTCCAAACTGGAAACAATGGTTATGCCCGTGGACATTTGCGATGAACTTCGCCGCGTTTTTCCCCTGAAAATTGATCCGTTCTCCTCCGACAACGGCTAGTTCTCCATTCACATACGCCTTTACGATGTTTCCCGCGGGATACGCGCCGCCCAGATCGAGCGGATAGTGTGCCAGTACGAGGATGCCCCACTTTGCGGCATCGGCCTTGCCTCCCACATCGCTCAGCGTCTCCGCAAACCACATCAGCTGCGCATCGGAGAAGATTTTCGGAGCATTTTCGCCTCCCGTCGTCTCGCCCTCGCATGCGTTCAGACAGATCACGCGCAGCTTTCTGTCCGGAAAGTCCCGATAGCAGTAGCCGTATTCCGCGCTTCCGTATACAGCGCCCTCGTTGTATTTCCCGATGTTGTTTTTCAGAAATGCCGCGCCGACGAGCGTGCTGTACTCTCCGGTGTCGTGGTTTCCGACCGTGCGGAACTGCGGCACATCGCGCCATGCCTCACCGAGCCAGCCGTTGATCTCGTCAAACTGTGCCTGCATCAGTTCAGTCGTGGTCTTTGCGTTTCCGAACGTCACATCACCGAGCATACACGCAAAATCGAGCCTCGGCAGGCTGTACGCCAGCACCTTGAGCGCCATGCAGGCGTGCAGATTTCCGGCGTTGATGTTCGTCTGCCAGCCGTCCGTCTGCGGCCCGGCGTGGTGAAAGTCGGAGACCGCCGCAAATACGATGCTGTCGTCTTTCAGGACGCGCCTGACCTTCTCCGCCACCGAAAGCGCCTCCGCCTTCACATAGTCCGGAATCTCCGCGTGCTGTATGCTTTCTTTTGCCGAAATCGCATCCACTGCGTCTCCGAAGCCCTTCGCATCGTCCCAAGTGAGCTTTGCCGCCGAGCCGGTTTTTGCGCGAATCCGGTCTGCCGTGTGGGTCAGCGCCGCACCGTTTGTCAAATATTCACTCAAAACGACGCACCTCCCGCCGAAGGAACGGACTCCGCCGTCCAGACTCCGTTCACGACCCGCAGGAACTTTCCGTTGTCCGCCGCCGTTACCGCCGGTGTTCCCGGTTCTCCTTTCGGGCCTCGTTCTCCGGCAGGGCCCTGTTCACCGCGCGGCCCCTGCACACCGGTATCTCCCTTGTCGCCCTTCGGCCCTTGGAGGCCCTGCGCGCCGGTCTTTCCCTGCGGCCCGACGGGGCCTTGTTCTCCTCGTGCGCCGGGTTCGCCCTTTTCACCCGGAATGCCCTGCGCGCCGGGCTCGCCTTTGTCGCCCTTTGCGCCGTCCCTGCCGTCTGCGCCCTTGGCTCCGGGGTCACCCTTGGGGCCAGTATCACCCTTGAGACCTTGGATACCCTGCGGGCCTTGCTCGCCTTTGTCGCCCTTGGGGCCTTGTGCTCCGTTCATGACGTTTGCGGATGTCGTGCCGTTTCTGTCCTTGATGATGATCTTCGCGCCGCCATTGATCGGCGTGACAGTCGCCTCCGGGCTGTATCCGTCGCTGCCGTCTTTACCGGCTGCTCCGTCAGCGCCCTTTTCGCCGCGCGACGGCTTCTGCGTGTCGATGTCGCCGAGATACCAGTTTCCGTTTGCGCCAATGGTCGGCGTGATGCCGTCCTTTCCGGCGGGGCCGGTCGCTCCGCCACCGCCTCCCTCCGGCACGACGTACCGGTCTTCCAACCCAGGGAACTGGATCGATCTTAATTCTTTTTCTGCCATGTCTCCCACCTCACCTTCCGTATACCGACACAACGAGCGGTCCTGAGAACTTCGTGCCCTGCAGCGAGCTCATGATGATGATCTCATCCTGCCCTACCGCGCAGCTCAGGTTTTCGTTGTATATCGCAATCGCTTGAAACCCGTTGTGCGTCGCCTGCTTCACAAGGCTTTTTCCATCGCACCAGAAAGCGGTGAGCACGACGCCGCTCTCCGTGACCTCCTCCAGCTTTGTCCCGCTGAGTACGCTGCATTCCAGTATGCTTGTAAAGCCGTCCGTGTTTGCTATTCGCAGCCCGTTTCCGCCGCCTCCTTGCATGACGATCCGCATGAACTTAGTGGAGTTTTTGATCGGCTCGACGTGCACGGACGAGAATCCGATATTATCTCCGGACGGCGTGATGTTCTGCTCTGTGTCTTTCGGAGTCACGCTGCACGCCTGAAGCTTCGCGCCCTCCACCGTCACTGTGCCGAGCCCGTAAAACTCGGCATCCGTCTTGCTGATGGTCTGCCTGTTTGTCGTCGGCTTTACCGTCCTGTCTTGCAGCCTTGCCGCTTTGATCGTCATGTCGCTTGCGAGATAGCGCCGGCCTTTGATGGTCGTCGGCGCCGCGGACGGCGCAACCTCCCACCCGCTGAAGCTCTCGATCGCCCCCGTAAACTTGCCTCCCGCTCCGTATGCGGTGTATCCCGCAAGCATCTGTTCCGCGCCGCCCGTTGCGTCCGCCGTGTTTGTCCCTACGTTGAGTCCATCCACGGCCTGTGTCAGCTCGTCGATCGTCTTTTTCCCGCTCACCCCGGCTTTTCTGCGCACGGCATCTGCCAGTGTCTCCAGCTTTGCCTTTGTTACAACTACCTTCGCCATCAATACGCCTCCGTGTCTCCGTCCGGCAGCGCTGCCAGCACCGCCTGCACAAGCTCAGCCTTGTCCGCCTCCGTGAAATAATCCGTGCCCTTGACGGGCGTCTTGCCGTCTGCTCCGGGTGCGCCTGTGGCCCCTGTCGCGCCTGTGGCGCCCGCAGGACCTTTGATGTTGACGGGGGTCGGATTGTCCATCCCACCGTCGTTCGTCCAGCTGATCACGCCTGCGTCGCTGACATAGGGCGTGAACGTGTATCCGTTCGTCCCGCTGCTGCCGCCCTCCGTGGTCAGCGCCCGGATGGTAATGTTTCCGTTTCCGTCGTCCTCCACCACGGTCTGGAAGCTGTCGCCCTTCGGCCCCTGTGCGCCCTGCGGCCCGGTCGCGCCGTCCTTTCCGGCGGATCCGTCCTTGCCGTCCGCGCCTGCGGGACCCGCCGGACCCTGCTTGCCCTCCGGACCTGCCGGCCCCCGGATGTCTCCGAGGTCGATCTTCGCGCCATCCGTCAGCGTGAAGATCAGATGCCCCGCCTCCGATACCTCTACGGCCTGCACGCCGCGTGAGATCAGCCCGTGGATCGTCACCATCACGCTTTCCGGGATCTCGATTTTCATACCCTCGCCTCCTTACTCAACGTGTACGATGTTCCCGCTTGCAAGCGTCGTTTTGTCTCCGTGCGTGTACAAAATGTCGTATCGGTACAGCCCCCGCGGGAACTTCGCGCTGACGTCCTCCGTGAAGTCGAGCGTCACCGTGTTTCCCACAATGCCGGAAAACACGAACTGCTGCACCTGCCGCCGCATCCGGTCGTAGAACGTGACCTTCACGCTGTCCGACGCGCCGACCGTGACGGCCGCGCCGTCCTGATCCTCCAGCTCCAGCCGGAGGCGGAGGGAGAACGTGTCTCCCTCGTACCAGCAAATACACCCGTTCGCAATGCGCGGGCTGACCCGCGCCGCCGGAATCACATTGCTTGCGCTCACTTGTTTTCCCTCCGTTTCTTGTTTGCCTCCTGCCGCCACTTGATCATGTTGTCGCGGGCATCGTCCCCATCGCCTCCGATGGCCTTGTAGGCGCTGATGTACGCTCTCTTGAGCCGTGCGGCCTCGTCTCCGCTCGCTGCCAGCCAGCGTTCCTTGAAATATGTCGTGAGCTGGCTGGACAGCGTCCCCTTGTCCACGCCGTGTTCCATGTAGTACTTCGCGACTTTCCTGGTGTCTGCCGTAACGCCTTTCTCCACGGCGTCAAAGAACTTTCCGTACTTCTTCCAGTCGTCTCCGCCCTTCCAGCTTTCCATCGTCCAGAACACATCGTCATCGTCAGATCCGGTGTATTCCTTCAGGAACTGGGAGGCTGTCTCGTCATCCACCAGACCGTCGAGATAGTCCTGCTTCATCTGGCTTCGGAGGCTGCTGTTCACAGAGCTCTCCGCTTGAGACTGCGATTTTCCGCCCGCCTTTTCTGCGGCGATGGCGTCCGCACGCAGCGTATCATATTCTGACACGCCCTCCAGCGCCGCCTGGTACAGCTCCGAATGTCCGCCGCCGACCATAATGATCTGGCTGAACTTGAATGCGTCCAGAACGCCGCGCTTCTGATCGGCACTGTAGCCCTGCTGGTTGACCCACTGACGGAAGGCGTCCGCCTTCTCCGTCGGCCGCATCTCCTCGTCCGCGTCGATCTGAAGCTTTTTCTGCGCGGCCCTGAGATAGTCGTCCATCCCGATCACGCCGTCCTCTCCGGTCAGCGCGTCGATGCGCTCACGCTCCTTGTCTCCGGCCATCATGATGTAGTAATACGCGCCCTGTCCGGCCGTGGATACCTTTGAAGAAAGCAGCATGTTCAGCTTGTCCAGCTTCGAGTCCTCGTCGTCTCCCAGCTTCGTGATCCTGCGGATGAGGCGGTAGCTCTCCTCCTTGTCCGCGCCCGCCGCGATCATCGCCTGATATGCGGTCGTCTGCTTTTCGCCGATGGCGCGCTCCTCTCCGGCGTAATACCGCCCCGTCTCGCTCAGCCCGTTCGGGCCGAACACAACAGCCTGTATCCACTTCCCGATATTTTTGTTATCCACAGGGTAGCGAAGCTTTGTCTGGTCGCCGTAGCCCTGATACACGCCGCCGCGCACCATCGCGTCGATGCCGCGTGCCGTTTTCTTGATCTGGCTGCCGCCGGGCGCGATCTCCGTGCCGACGTCAAACGCTGCCTTTGTGATGTCCTTCACGCCCTTGCCGCCCTTGACGGCGTTGATCATGTTGTCCAGCGCCTTCGTCGGGATCGCCGCCGGGAGCGTGTTGTCACCCCAGCCGACCAATGCGGATGCATTCTGCAAATACGGGATGTCGTTCGCGATGTCACCGCCCGCCGCCTCAATAGCTTTCCAAACGTTGAAGCTGCGCGCCTTGTCTTCCGTGCCGAAGAGCCGTTCTCCCGTGACCTTTTCCCAGCCGTTGTCCATCACGGTCTTCATCGCGTCGTTGATGCTCAGGCCGTATCCGCCCGCAATGAAATTCGATGTGATGCCCAGCACGTCATACGGCGCTGGCGTTCCGCCGTATGTCTCATCCGAGATCCGGTTCCAGATGTACGTTGCGAGAAGGAACTTCACGATAATGCCCGCCAGCGCCTTGACAGCCTTGTCCTTGCCGAACTTTCTCGCCATCTCCCGGAAGTCAAAGCCAGCCGTGTCCTGCGTAACGTGCTCCCACGAGTTCGCGACCTCAAGCTGGAAGGTGTTGATCAGCTGCATGACCGGATTTTTGGAGTTGAAAGCGACGGGCTTTGCGCCCTTCGAGCGGTCTCCCATGACCTGTGCACCGTACCGATCCGCATAGCTCATGGCCTGCTTGTGCGTCATTCCATTCCGGATGCCCTCCAGATACGCCGCCCGCACCGCGATCGTCGCCACCGTTGCGTCCGCGAACTCCTGCGCCTGCCCGACCTTGTCCAGTGCCCACTCATACATGTTCTTCTCATCCGTGACAAGAAAGTGTACGCCTTTCTTGCTCGTCAGATAGTCGCTTTCCAGCGCGAAGTCTGTTTTCCGGAGCTGCCCGGTCGCCATATCCTTGATGGCGGCTGCCGTGTTCCGCAGGCCCTTCTCCGCGAGAATTGTCGGGATCTGTGCTGTCTGGTTGAAGATCGTGGCGATATTTCCCGCGACCTTTGCCGCACCGAATCCTCGAGTGAGTTTGTTCCCGATGGTCAGCGTCTTTCGCCCGAAATCCTCCTCTGTGGAGCGGTCCCCCTTGGTCTGTTTTCCCGCCAGAACGTTTGCGTAGTTGTCCAGCCACACGACCAGATTGGAGTACTTGCTTTTATTCTTTGCGTTCTCATACAGCGCCGTAAGCTCATCGTCGATCATGCTGTCCAGTTGCTCAGAATCAACGATCGCGCCGTGCTCCAACTTCCCGCGCTGCTGCAAGTAGAGGAGCTGTTCGTCCGGCATCCTTTCGCGGAGCCATGTATACTTGTCGATGTCAAAACTGATATCATCAGGAGAATACCGTCTGCGCAGATAGTCGCTCAGCGCGCGCACCGTCATGATGTCGTCCGTGTGATAGAACAGCTCCGACATATACGCAACGTAGCTTTCAAAGCCCTTCGCCACGTCGAAATTGTATGTTTCTCCTGTTCGGTGCAGGAAATACGGGTTCCATCGCTTGTTCGGCTTGAAATCAGCGGTCAGACCTGCGATGCTGGTCGGCAGCGTGACCACGTCCTCGTTGATACCCAGCATTTTCAGCGCCGAATCAAGCGCCGTCCTGGTTTCCTCCGCCTGCATGTGCGGCGCATAGTTTTGAATGAAACCGATCGGCTCGTACCCATGCGCTACAAGGAAATCGTTGATCGCGGCATAGAATTCGTTGTACTTCTGCGTATAGGCCTTTGCAGCGTTATCAATCTTCACCGTGTCGATCTTGCCATCGGCCATCATGCGCAGTGCGCTGACCCACGAGGCGTACATTTTCGCAAGCTGCTTCTCATTTTTGTTGAGGTGCTCGCTCTTTGCTGCCGCGTTTGGCTTCATCCCGTCAGCGATTTTCATGCCTGCCTTGCTGATCGCAGGGCTGCCTGGCATGTCACCCAGCAGCGCCACCGTAGCCTTGCCCTCCATCACGAGCTGAACAAGGATGCTCTCCACGTGCGTCAGCTCCGACTTCTTTCCGGTCGAATCCTCGAATGTGCGCACGTCGTCAAACTGTTTGTTGATGAATCGGATGCGTTCCGCCTCATTCCGCTGGATCGGGTCGAATATCGCTCTGTTGAGTTTCCGGCCTGTCTCGTCCCCGAAGATGTGCAGCATATTCCGCTGTGCCGTTCTGTGGTTGAGCGTAAACATTCCGGATACCTTGTTGTCGGCAGAGTCGCTAAACAGCGCCTCCACCGTGTCTGCCGTCTCCTGCCGGATGGCTTTTCTCTGCGCCAGAATGCGATCGTTCCCCAGCGCTGCCTCGGCGTTCATATAGTCCACCAGACTCAGAACAACACGCCGGTCATAGCCCCTCGGGATGTCTCGCATGTCAAACACGCCGTCCGCGATCTGCCGTGCAAATGCGATCTCCTTCGGAGTGGCGGCGAGCCGATCAATTGCTCGGTTGACTTCCCTCTTTGCCTGTTTGTACGCTTTCTCCGTTTCGATGAGCGACTGCGTTCTACCATATCTGCCGATTGAGCGCTCCACCTTCACACCCATCTTCTCCAGCGCCCCGGTGCTCTTGAAATCAGCCCTTGCGCTTTCCTGCCATGCCTGCGCCTTTGCCTCGGCGCTCATGGTCTCGATTCGGGACGAAACGCTTCCCTCCGCGATCCTGCGCCGCCACATCCAGAAGTCCGCTTCCGAGTGCCGATTTTCCTCCGGCACGGCCTCCGCGTAATACTTGTAGATGTCCTGCATGATCTTCGTGTTCTGCACATTCTCCGATCGGTATGTACCGTCCGCGTTCGGGAAATTCAGCGTCAGCGTCTTCGTCGAGCGGTCCGGCTTTGTCGCGAAGTCCAGCAGCGCCTTTGCGTATGCCTGCCCGTTTTCGATCTTGTCCGCCGCACGGGTTGCCTGCGCCTCGATCCCGATCCGCAGCCCTGGCGGCGTGATTCCGATCATCCGATAGAATGGATTCGGGTCTGCGCCGTATGCAAAGTCGTATTTCGTGTCAAAATTGAAGATCGGCGTGCCCTCCGCCGCGGTTTTCTTCGCATCCTCGGCGCTCGTTTCTGTCTCCGTGTCAGCAGGGGAGTAGCGCTGCTTCTGCTGCGCGGCCTTGTACGCTCTCGAAAAGCTAGTTTCGCCATCAGGTTTGGCTGAAGTGTAGCTGGCTGCACCCGATTTTTCCCACTTGACACCAGCTATGAAGTTGCGTATATTGGTAGTGAAGTCACCGCCTTGTATGGCTGCCAGCGAATTGGCCGCTGGTACCCCAGCGAGCGCGGCTTGGCTTCTTTTTTTATCAAGATACAGGAGCCGCCCGTCCGATGCCGCTGCCTCAAGGTCACTGATCAGAGCTGCACGGTCATAGCTGGTGATTACCTTGTTCGCGTCGATGCGCTTCCCGTTCAGTGTGCCCTTTGTATTAAGCGTCTCAATGACGACAATCGGGCCGCCTTTCCCAGCCTCTCCAGTGACCAGAACAATATTGCTGGCACGTTTCCCGCTTTCCCCAGAGGTGTCAGCAAATGCGGCAACGGGGTTTTCCGATGCATTCAGCACTCGCCGGAGCCCGTCAGCGCCGAGTCCGTGATAATTAACGTTCTGCTTGTACCGACCGTCTTTCCTTGCCTGTTCCTCGGTCGCCATCGCGGAATATGCTTTGTTTGCTGGCATTGTGACGTGCAGCGCATCCGCGCCGATCACGTCTGTCAGGAAGTTCGATGTCTCCCCGATGTAGACCTCGCCTTTGTCGGCCTCATATGTGCCGTCAATGACCTGCTGAAGATCCTCGGCCAATGTGTCACTGATGGAATACCGCTGATTCGTCGGTTCCGTCTTGGCCTCCGTGATCGTAACACCATCGCCAATGATCCCGCGCACCGTCTCTGTGAACTTCGTCGCGTCCGCGTCCGTATAACGGAGCATTCTTCCGGCAGCGTCTGCCAGAACTTCCTCCATCGCGGTGTTGAGCAGCTCATCCTCGCTCATGCCTTCGTATACGCCTCGCATTCTCTTGACGTACTGCCCGGCGATCGCCATCAGCTCCGACTCGCTGAAGCGGTCAGCCACGGCCTGCGCGGTGGCGTTCCGCTGCTCCGTGCTCAGTCCATGAAAGAGGGCATGGTCTATCAGATTGTCCATTGCCCACTTCGTGCAGTCCGCGCGCACCGTCACCTGCCGCGTCTCGGTGTCGATGAACTCATCCACGGCCGTTCCGTTTGCAAGCCGGATTCTTCCCATTACGATATTAAGCGACGCTCCACGGGCCTCCACGGCCTTCTGGAGCGCTTTTTCATGCGCGCCATACGCCGCTTCCGGCACCTTCAGCAGTGACTTGGTCGTGTCGCCGCCTTTCAGCCCCGCTTCTGCCGGGCTGATGTTTTCTGCGCCAAGATCCTTTGCACGATTTCGGAGGCGAACTGCTTCTCCTTGTCGCTCAAGGGTGCGTTCGATTTCTGAGCCTTCGCCCATGCCTCGACTCTGTCCTCCGGGATATACGCTTTCTGTCCGTCCTTCGCCGTTACGGCTACCAGTTTCCTGCTGTCCATACTGCACCGTGCTCCTTTCAGCTTCTAAACCTCTTCTCGTCTGCTCAAGTCGATCCCGCTCCTCTGCATACCTGCTGTAAGCCTGAAAGTTCGCCTCCCGCTGCGCAGCCTCAGCCTGCGCCGCCACATCCGGCGGCACGGGCATTCCCGGCTGTGCCGGCGGCACCTGCACTGCCTGCTCAGCCGCCGTCGCGCCAAAGGCATTCTGGATCATTCTCTGCGTCTGATCCGGCGGCATGCCCCCTGCAAGTTCCTGCGCCGCGGCGGCTTTTCCCACTCCGCCCGGCATCGGCTGTACCGGCGCTGGTCCTTCCCCCTGTGCGCCGCCTGCGATCGCCGCGGAGGCATCCTGGATCATCCTCTGTGCCTGCCCCGGCGTCACTCCGCCTGCATACGCGCTGGCTGCCGCCGCGCCGGAACCCGCGCCCGGCATCATCGAAAGCAGGTTGTAGTCGATGCGGTCGAGCGCCGCCACCATCTGATTGACAAAATCCTGCTGGCCTGCGTAGTATGTGCCCTGCACATCTGCCTTGAGCCCCTGCACCGTCCGGCGCAGATCCTCGACGGCCTGTGTAAACTCCGCTTCCGTTTTGTATTTCGCGCCGCCCGAGAAGTGCTTCCCGAGCGCGGATATCTGCTGCTCCAGCTCCTCGTATTTCCGCTCGACGGCTGCGCTTGCCATCTTGGTCTCGCGCATCGTCCCCATGTATCCGCTCACGAGCGAGAACAAAAACGCCGTCCCAAGCTCCGTTGCGATCTCCTGTGAGCTTTTCTTCTCACTTCCGAGCACCGCACTTGTCGCGACGCTCGTTCCCGAGAAGCCGAACGCGCTCGCGCTCTGCCGCACGAACTCCCAGAACGGCGTGCTGTTACCCGTTTTCATCAGCCACTGCGCCATGTTTGTTGCAATGAGCCCCGACACGAGCGAGCCTGCCGCGCCGCCGGCGCCGCTTGCCAGAATGTCCCTGGCATACGCGCCTCCGGTCTTTTCTCCGGTCACCGCCGCGCCTGCGCTCTGAATGGCATCCCGCGCCGCAAACGTCAGCGCCGACTGCCCCATCGAAAGCGCCGTCCTGCCGAGCGTCCCGAGCTGTGCCGCCTTCGTTCCGAGCAGCGCACCGCTTGCCGCGCCGATGCCCTTGCTGATGCCTCCCATCAGTGCAAGCGATCCTGCGATCTGTCCGCCCGCGCTCAGCGCCGGATTCTGCGCCTTTGCCACCTGCACCGATCGCATGTATGCCTCCCATGCCGGATTCTCCGCGCCCGTTGCCGCTCCGACGACCTTCTCTACCGACCGCAGCCCAAGTCCCTCCGCGAAGCCCTCTGTGACCGCCGTTGTTTTCTCAAAGAGGCGCGAGTATAGCATGTTGTAGATCTGCTCCCACTCGTCCGCGCGGTCCATGTCTCCGCTCCGCACCGCCTCGATGTACGGCGCGAAGGCGTATGGTGCGCGGTCCATGCCGCCGAAAATTCCGCTTCCGCCGCGCTGCGACTCGAGAATGCCTCTCGCTGCCTGCTTTTGCTCCGGCGTCCATTCCTCCGGATAAAAGGCCAGTGCATAGATCGCATCCTTTTTCCGTTCAAGCTCCTGCGCGGTCATGGCCTCGTTCGCCAGCGTCGCGGCGTTCTGCTTTCTGACCTTCATTTCCCGCAGCGCCTCGTCCATCTCCGTCAGCGTCATCGGCTTTGTGCGCCCTGCGTTCACCGCATCGTATGCCCCGCGCAGCTCCGGCAGTCCCTCCGGGTCGTCCCCCTGCATCGAAAGCGCATAGTCCCGCGCCTTCTCAAGCTGCTCGATCTGCCGCCGCAGCTCATACTGCGTCCGCTTCCCGCCGCGCGCCTGATCCTGCCGCACAGTCTCCCATGCCGGATCTTCCTGCGACTGTGTCAGATATTCCGCGCTGCCCTTCATGCGCAGCGTCCGCAGATACCCGCTCTGCTGGTCATGCTCGATCGTCGGCTGCACCTGCGCCGACTTGACCTCACGTGTCCGCCGGTACCCGCTCTGCTGATCATGGGCGACTGTTTTCGCGGCGCGGCCCTGCGGCTGCCTCTGCTGCATCGCCCACAGATAGCCGCCGACCGGGCTGTTGCCGACGGCTTCCGCCGCGCGGCTGTAGCGTTCCTGGGATTCCGCCGCGCGCTTGTATCGCTCATACGCCGCCTCATACGCATCCTGTTCCATAGCCCGCGTCATGGTTCGGTAGTTCGGATTGAATTCCCTGTTTTTTACGTTCCGGCCACCGCCGTTTTGCAGGTACTCATCCAGCAGTGCCTGCCCGTTTTTGCTTGTATTCCTTCCAACGCTTTGTGTGTGTTCCTGCGGGCGCTCTATATCCGCGTTGTTTTTCATCGCGGCATATCCGCTGTCCTGCAAATACTGGTCAAGCAAGTCTTGTCCCGTCTGTCTTTTCTTTGCCATATCCTAAACCTCACGCAAGCGGTATTCCATATCCATATTTGTTCAGGAGCGTCGCGAGCTCGTTGTACTGCTTTTTCCCCATTTCAGATCCTGTGTCGAGTTTTGCAGACATTTCGTAGAACAGCGCGAAGGCTTTGTCCATCGCACCTGCCGCGATCCATTCCCGGATTCCCCGCTTGAGCTGATCGTATGTCTTCGCGGTCGCGCCGCCGGCACCGCCGCTGTTGTACGTGTTGTCGATGTATCCCTTGCCGCTTCCGGTGCCGGCCTTGCTTCCGCCGCCACCGCCGCCGCCACCGCCGGAGGCCTTCGCCTGCTGTGACTGCCAGTATGCCTGCTCCCGCGCGGCCTTCTGCGCCCAATAGCTCAGCTGATCGGAGTACTGCGTGTAGTCCCGGTTCCACTCGGAGTCGTAGGCGCTCCGCGCGTCTGCAAGGTCGCTGTAGTAGTCGGACACCGTGTCGCGGTACTTGCTGTAGTCCATGTTCTCGCGCCCCTCGACCAGCCCGTACCGGTTGTAGAGATCCTGCCCCTCGTCCCGATACCGGCCATACGCCCGGTCATAGAGCTCCGGCACAATGTCGTTGAGGCTCTGGAGATATGCATTGTACGCCTGCTGGCCGACCTGCTCCGAGTAGGTCGAGCCGAAGCCGCCCGTCAGGCTCGCCGCCTGCCCCATCGTGTCCTCCATGGCCTGCCGGCCGAGCCTCTGGTACTGCTCCTTGTACTGCTGATAGAGAGCATCCTGATTGAGGTCGTACTGGAAAGGCTTCCGGTTCGTGATCTGATCGTACAGCTTATCCAGCTCCGCGTCCCAGCGCGACTGATAGGCCCCCGGCTTCCTGCTCTGCACCTGCTGCAAATACGCCTTTGCCTGCGACACCGCGCCGGAAGGGGAGTAGCCCCGTTCGAGCGCCCCGAGTCTGCCCGCCGTGTAGTCCGAATACCCCGGCAGCGTGTTTCGGCTCGAATAGCCGCCCTGATAGCTCTGCGTGGTCTGCCCCTTGTTTACGAGCGTCGATTTGTACTGCCCGTCCGGGCCGACGCTGTCAATGCGGTACGTGCCGCCCGCTGTCACGACCTCGTCGCCCACGCCCAGCCCGGCAGGGGCCTTGCCGTTTTCATTTACCCTGTAAAGCGCCATCTTCCTCCGCCTCCTTCTTCTCCGGCGGCGCCACCGCCTCCGCCGCCTCCTGCATCTGCACGATGCGCTCCAGTTCCGTCCGGATGCTGTCGAGCACCAGCTGCGCCACGATCGGCGGCAGCTTTGATTCATTCAGCGCCTCGGCGACCTTCCGCCGCAGCGTTTTTACCTCTTTTACCATCATGCTTCCTCCTTCGTGTCCTGCGTCACGTTTCCCGCAGTGCCGATTTCCGCGCCGTTAAATTTCAGGCTAGTCCCTTTAATGCTGATCGCGCCGCTTGCCGCGATCTGGATGTATGCGCTGTTGTCGCTCAGCGCCAGATACACCGCGCCGCTGTCCGCCAGGATACGCACCGCGCCGTAGCTGAAAAGCTCCATCGCCGTGTATGCCGTCGATGCGCCTGTGATGCTGATGTATCCGCGGTTTCCGATGTTGAGATCGAGCGACGTGAGCGATCCGTACTTGTCTACGCTTACCGCCGCCGCCAGCGCGGAGAGCTCCGCCACATCGTCCACCAGCGACTGCAGCTGCGTCTTGATGCTGGAATAGCCTCCGGCATCACTTCCGATCAGCAGATCGTTTGCCTTGACCGTTCCGCTGATGTCCGCGCCCGTCGCGGTCAGCTTCCCGTCCGCGTCCACCTTGAAGGCGGACTTGATGGAAAGCCCGCTCGTCCCGAAATACAGCCCCGCGCCGCCCCATGTGTTGTCGGTTCGGTATATGCTGCTCTCGGAGATGCTCCACGGCCCGAAGCTCGATCCGGCCGCCGCCGTGATCTTGCCCGTCAGTGTCGCGCTGTACGCCTCCAGCGTACCGGCAGGGAAGTGGAGCTTTTTCTCCGACAAATAGGCAACCTCGCTCCCGTCCTGCCAGAAGCTCACGCGCCCCGGCGTCACGGTCACAAGCTCGTTGCGGGACTTGTCGATCACCTCGTTCTCGTTCGTGACCGTCGTCTCGATGTTTCCGACGCCCACGCCGTACACGGGCTTCACGCCGTCGTAGTACAAAAGCCCCGTTTTTACATACTGCTTCGAGTTCACCGTGAACGCATTGTTCACGCCCGCCGCGTATTCGTAGAGCTGCCGGATGCCGAACTCGTTGCCGTCCACAGTCATACTGGCCTCCTGCCAGTACTTCCCGAAGTCGGACACCGCCACATAGTTCCCGCTCAGCTTGAGCCGGAACGCCTCGGAGTGCTCCGCCGCGAAGTCCGCCGTCTTGATGATCAGCGTCTTTAGCGCCGCGTACCCGGCAATCTCCGTCTGCCGCTCCTGCTCTGCAAGGCTTTCCGCGTCGATCGCCTGCGAGATCTCCGTCAGCACCGCACCCGCTGACCAGTCCGCCCCGTTGAGCGTGTCGGTCATCTGCATTAGATACCGCCGCAGGCCGTCGAGCTGCTGCGCCGCGTCTCCGCCGCTCATCGGCGGGTACTGTAAAGTCAGGCTCCCCATATGCGCCTCACAGATGGATGAACGGGGCCGTCATTTTCGGCATGTTCGTGCGGTTGTAGAAGTCCTGATACGCCGTGTAGTATGCGTTGTATTTTGCCATGGCGTTGTTGTACCGCGTCATCTCGCCGTTTGCGTCCGCGATCTTCATTTCGAGGTACCAGCGGTAGATCTCGTCATACGGCCACGGCACGCGCAGCACCGTGTCCAGGTCTACCGCCTCCGGGTATCCTGCGAACGTTTGTTCATCCTGCACCGGCTGCGTGCATCCGCACCATTCCCGGTCAAGCGGATCGCGCGTCCGCACCCAGGGCTCGCACACGGGATTCCCGCTCGCGTGTGTTTTTTCTATTTCCAGATAAACGACGCCGTCCAGCTCGCTCAGCCAGCGGACTTTGTCGATGTTCTCATACTGATTCGGCGTGAGCCGGTCTACGGCTTCAATCGCCTCTCGGATTGTCATTGCTCACTGCCTCCTTTTTCTGAAAAAGGGGCGCTTGCGCGCCCCTCCGTATCACTGCTTCTGCATCGCGCTCACGCGCTCGAAAAGCTCTGCCTCCTGCATCTGCGCGTGCTCCAGCACCTCGGCCACCGCCAGCGGCACCTCCACGGGCTTGCCGCGCGGCACCTGATATGCCTTGCCGTTGATGCAGACAAATTCAAACTGCTGCTCCGTCTCGGAGGCACGCTGCAAAAACACGGTCTTCGTCGCCGCTTCCTTCGGCGCCTTAACCTCTTCCTTCGGCTCTTTTACCTCTGCCATGCTTGCCCCTCCTTAGTTCTTTTCATCGGTCTCGGAATATTCCGAAGTGCTTTCCACGCGCACCATGCGCTCCGGGTACAGGATCTTCGTCGCGGTCGAGAACTTGTAGCCGATCGTCGAGAACTGATTCAGCGGGCCGCCGGCCTGCTCCTTGCTCTTGATGATCATCTCAAGGCCGCCGCCCTCCGGGTCGATCATGCCGAAGGCGTCCTTGCCGAGGAACAGCGTGGCGTACACGCAGAGGTTTCCGCCGGTCTTCGTCGGGCAGGTGCTGTCGCACCATACCTTCGCCTCGGTCGTTTCGACAAAGCGCACGCCGTGCAGCTCGCCGATCTCACCGTCAAACAGCGGCCGCACGTCCGCGTACTTGTGCGCCTCGATCCAGTCCTTGTTCTCGCGGATGTCAAACGTCACGGACGGGTGGATGATGGCAACGTACTTGCCGTCGATCTTCGGCGCCTTCTGCTTTTTCAGCGTCGTCACCGCCTTGTTTACCTCCGTCGGCGTCAGACGGGAGGTCTTGTCCATCGTCGCGCGGCTCTCCACCTTCGTGTGCTCGCCTGCGGCGCTGACCTTGTCGCAGTACTGCACGTTCTTGCCCGCAGCCAGCGTGTCGCGGACAAGCTTGTCCTGCGTGGTGCCCGCCGACGCGCCCAGCTCCTCGGTCGCGCCGAGGATGACGTTGTCGATCGCGTGCAGCTCCAGCTGGTCGGACACCGTTACATAGGTACCGTGCTGCACGATGGCGCTCGTCATGCTCGACTGGCCGAACTTCTGGCCCGTCGGGATCACGCCCTCCTGCAGTGCCGGCGCATCCGCCAGCGTGTTCCACTTGCGCCACTCCACGCTCTTGCCGCGGCCCTTCGGCAGCGGCTGCTTTCTTGCGAACTGCGCGTGGATCAGATTCGGCCGCGCGTCTCCAGCAGCTCCGTGTCGTAGTAGGTCTTCATCGTGGACGAAAGATCGTTCGGCGCCGAGAACGCCGTCTTGTCTCCCGTGTATGCGTTTACGTAGGTATCGGTCGCATTGACCAGCGTGCCGGCGTCCGGCGCGTAAAATACCTGAAATGTTTTGCCGAAAAGTAACATTTATACTCCCTTCCCGGGGCTACAAAACAATGTTTTCGCCCCGTCTCACCCTTGCGCGAATTTCCTCGCGCTGCTGTTTTGTGAGCTTTCGAGGATCGAACTGTACAGGGACTCCGGCACCTGCGTTTGCCGCGCCCTCCTGCGGGCGCATGCCGTTTGCCTGGATCCCGGCCACCGCCTGCTGCTGCGCCGCCTGCGCGACGGCGCGCGTCTTCGCCGCGTCGATCTCCGCCTTGTGCAGAACTTCATACGCAGTTCGCGCCGGAACGCCGTTTGACACGAGCCGCCCGAAGCTCGGGTTTGACAGCTCTGCGGCAAGATCCGCGCCCGGATAGATCGCCTGCACCTCGGCAAACTCGCCGACGATGCGGTCAAACTCCGCCCGCCGCTGCATCTCGCCTTGCGCCATCGCGTTCTCGCGCTGTAGCGCCGCGTTCTGCCGCTCCACCTGCTTCATGTGCATCAGCGTCTCCAGCGGGATGCCCTTTTCCAGAGCCTCCTGCTCGTAGAGCCGCTTGTCGTCCGTCAGCATCCTGGTCAGCGCGTCGTAGTCCACCTTTTCCGGGTCGGAGACGTCGATGCCGTACTGCTGGCCGAGCACATCGAGAATGGGGGAGAAGCGGCTGATCGTGCGCTTGGTGCCCTTGAGCCGCTCCGAGACGGCAGCCTTTACGCTGCGCTCGTAGTCAGCCTTGTACCTGCCCTTGATCAGATCCTCAAAGCTTTCTGCCTGCTGCACCTGAGCGACGGGTGCCGTCTGGCCTGCCTCCGGCGCTCCGGTTGCACCGTTCTGGCCTCTGCTCGCGTCCGGCTGGGCGGGTGCCGCAATACTGCCCGTGCCGCCATCATCGGCGGCGAAAAACTGGAATGTAAATCTGTGAAGCATGTTGCTCCTTTCTGCCCGTCGGTGGGCGATCCCGTGAATTTATCTCGTCGCGCTTTGCGCGGTCGATACGTTTTCTTGCCGGTCACTCCGGCTGCGTGCTCTTTTGCGCCTGCTCGCGCGCGTCCGTCACATTCTTCGCCTCTGCCTCTGCGTTCGGCATTCCCACTGCCGCGCTTCCTCCGGCCACCGGCTGCGCCGCGCCGCCCGCTCCCATGATCTGCTGTGCCAGCCCGTCCGCCATGGCCGGGTCGTACCGCTCCGCGAGCGCCAGCGCCATCTCCTGCCAGCTTGCCAGCTCCTGCTGGAGCGTCCCGTTCTGCGCGATCTTCTGGCTGATCTCGTCCTTGCCGTCAAAATCCATCATGTCCAGCGTCGCCAGCGCCTGATCCGTCCGCGCCGGATCGAAGAAGCCGAGCTGATAGAACTGTAGCGCCAGCTCGTTCTGGCTGAGCCTCGTGTACTCCGAGGATTTCTGCGCCGAGACCTCAATGTCGAAAACCGGCTTGCGCCACACGGTGTCGCCGCCGAGCCCGAGCATCTCCTGCTGCTTGAGATTCTGGTTGGAGTACGTAACGTATTCCTCCGTCCCGAGCTGCCCGCGGATGCGGAACTTGCGCGGCAGATCGTAGAACTGCCGGATGCGCTCGATCACCATGCGGATGAGCCGCGCGTAGGCGCGGTACGCCGAGCGTGTCGCGTCCTTGGAGCTCCGCCCGGACGCCTCCTGCAAGGCGGCGATCGCGCTCGCCGCCGTCACGCCGGAGGACACCGAGCCGTTGTTCACGTCCGTGTTGCCGGTCGTCCACTTGAGCTCCTCGATCTTGTTCTGGATGACGTTTATGTAGTTCCCCGAAAGCGGCGTGATCGTGATCGGCAGCACGGAATCCTGCCCGAGGTTTCCGTCCGTGTGGACAAAAGGCTTCCGCCAGTCTGCGTATTCCTTTTCGTTGATACTGCCGTCATTCCGGACAAACCAGCGCGGCGTGGACGCCATCACCGAGTTTTTGATGATCGCCTGATTGAGCAGGTCAATCTGCGCCTGCGCGCTCTTGCCGATGTCGATGTATCCGTACCCCGCCACGGAGCCCTTGACCGGGAACAGCGCGTCGATCACAAAGGGATAGTCCCCGTCGTCGTAAAGCCCCGCCTGCATGTTCGGGTCGTTCTCCGTCGCCGACAGCACCGTCTCGCCCACGAACTTGCAGAAGTGCAGCACGCTTTTCCCGTTTACGATCTTTTTGTAGTACCAGTCCACCACGAGCGACTTGTTCGACGTGTCCACCTGATCGTCCGTCTTGTACTTCGCGATCACGCTGCTTCCGCCCTTCAGGCTGTCTCCGACCTGCGGGTATCGCTGGCGGATGATGTCGTTGTCGACCAGCTCCGTGTAAAACAGATTCCGGCTCTTTTGGATGTCCGTCACGCCAGGCTCCCAGAACAGATTCAGAATGTCGATCTCCTTCACGGAGACGTCCCCCAGCCCGTTCAGCTTCCCCGCGTCCCAGAACACGCCCCAGATCAGCGTGCCCTGCTTCATCTTCGTCCAGCACGAGTCGGAATAGACTTCCTCAAAGTCGTTCTGCTCCAAAATCACCGGCACAATAGATGTCAGCATACCGGCCTCCGCGCGGTCGTCAGGCTCCCTCGGCCGGATCGCAGGCTCCGGGAAGGCCGCGACCGCGTCGGCGTGCTTGCCCATGATCACATTAAACAGCCATGCCGACCGCCACTGCGGGTCGTATGGATTCCCGCTCGGGTCCATTCTCTGCCAGTGCTGCATCTTCCACCACTGCTCCGAGGCGATCACGCGCTGCTCCAGCGCGTCCTTCTTCGCCTTGTACTGTTCGAGCGTCTCCATCGCCGTGCGGATCTGCGCCACGCCGACCGGCTGCATGGCCTCGCCCGCTCCGTCGGCGCCGAGCACATCCGTGATGTGCGTCATGCCCGTGTTCTTGTCCATCTTCCCCTCCTTATGCGTCGCTGCCGCTTTCCAGGATGCGGCTGAGGCTGAACAGCTTTACCGGCCCCGTCCCCGTCATCCGGAACCGCAGATGATCGCATCTCTGCGGCCGGATCGGAAGCAGGAACGTCCGGATTCCCCAGCCCTCCATGTGCCCGGCGTGCACCCACTGCCCGCCGGAGTCGTACTCGATCCAGAAGTCGCACCGACTTCCGACCGGCAGCTGCATCCGGAGATTGAGCCGCGAAATGTACTTTTTCCCCGTCAGCCCGCAGGTCATGATCCCGCTCGTCGCGCTCCATGCCACGGCATCCTCAAGCGTCCCGCCGCTTCCGTATGCCGTCATGAGCGTCCCGTCGTCTCGCAGCATGTAAAGCTCGTCGTCCAGCGCCGCGAACTGCGTGATATGCAGCACATCCTCCCGGTGCCACAGCCCCTTGAGCGTGTCGTAGACAAATAGCTCCCATACGTCCTGCGCATTTTGCATCGAGATGTAATACTTCCCGCGCGCGCCGCCTGCGGCAGCCCTGCGGTACAGCTCTGTCCCGAAGGCATCGGAGATCAGATAGGGGAGCGAGCCGTCATACACGCATACGCCGTCTCGCGCCTTGTAGTAGAGCCTGTCCGCGATCACCGTGAGACTCCGCTCGCTGCCACGCTGGACGCCGCGAGCCTTCTGCTCCACGACGCGGTGCGCGCCCTGCGCGCTTGGGTAAACGCGGTGGAAGCAGTCCTCCTTGAAGAAGATCGGGCTGTCCGCCAGCGTAGCCGCTCCCGTGAAGCGCCCGTCCGAGCCGCAGCTTGCGCGCCAGGAATCCGTCGCCACGCCCTGGTAGCACTCCCAGTTCTTGAAATCGCCCAGCTTGCAGCAGTAAAGCTCGTTCACCGTCTTTCCGTCCGACACACCGTACCGGCAGCCCCATAGCCGGTTCCCGCTTTCGGTGACGTAGTCCATCTTCGGCACGCGCCGCGCGGCCTTCACCGTCCCTGTGTTCTGGCTCGCGTCCTCGTCTACGATCCCAATGATCACAATGTGGTTGTCTCCGACATCCTGCAAAACGTGCGAGCCGTTCAGCTTCTTCACCTGCTCCGTGCCCTGAAGCCCGCTCACCTGCACGCCGTCTCCCTTTTTGAAACCCGCTCCGATGCCGTTTGCCTCCAGCTTCACGTACACCGTCGGAATGCTCACCCACTGGCTCTGCACCGAGCTCCACTGCTTGAGCTCGTGCTTGACCGTGTCGATCCAGTACGCATCGTTCGCCGGATTCTCCGGCATTGCCTGCTGCCGGTGCGAGATCGTGATGATCTGTCCGTCCACCGTGCACACCTTGATCGTCAGCGCCGTCTGCTGGCAGTTCACCGTGTTCTCGCGGCCCATAAAGCCGTTGTCCGTATCATCCTCGGTGTTGAAATACCACCCGTCCGGGAACACGCAGATATACGCGCCCATCGAAACCATCTGCTTTTCTCCCGCCGTCAGCGTTACACCGTACATGGCTGGCTCCATGGATAGGCCGTTGTAGTACAGGATCCCGTCCTTGATCCACGCCAGCGCGTCCTTTGCAAGCAGCCCCTGCACGCCTGCAAGGCTCATCACGGTCGCCCGACGCTCGCGCTGCGACAGCAGGGGATAGTAGCTGGATGTGAGATTCTCCATCTCGTAAAACTCCCCGTCCCCGATGCGCAGGTTGTGGTTGTAGCCCGCGAAGGTGTCCGTCACCATCTCGCTCTGCGCCGGCGCGGTAAGCTCCGGGTATCGCATATCTCATCCTCCCATCATGTTCAGCGGATCGATCCACTGCGGCTTTGCCGGCGCCGCGAGCATCGGCTTGATCGGCCTTGACATGCAGAAATACCGCCACTCATCCGCGCAATGATCTTCCATGCTCGTGTCCAGGTCCTCCGGCTTGTGCGCATCGTACACCAGCAGCGGGATCGTCCGGATGAACGCCTTGCAGGTGCTGAATACATACATGCGCGGGTATCCGTTCTCGTCGAACTGGAGCCGGTAGTGACACTGCATCCAGCCCGGGATGCGCTTGTTGTCGCCCGGCGTGAAGTAAACGCGGTATCTCGCTGCCGTCTGCGCCACGCTTTCGCCGCGCGATGCGTCCCAGATCGAAGGGTCCGCGACGCCGCGGATCTGCTTTCCCGCAAGCCACGGGTGTTCGCGTTCCATCTGTGCGATCCTTGCAAACTGCTCATCCGGCGAACACTTGATTCCCGTGTTCGGCTCATCTGTGCAGCCGTAAAGCTCCAGTATGCGATAGATCACGCCGTCGTAATCCACCGCCCACCATGCGCAGGAGAACGGTTTTCCGTATCCGAAGTCGTAGCTCCGGCAGATCGTCCAGCCAGGATCCGGCGTGAACGGCTCGATCACGTGCGTGTTCTGCCGCGTCCGATAGCCCTCCGGGTTGTTTATAAAATCCTCGAAGAACTGCCCCTCGTAGATGTCCCATCGGCCCTCAAGCCATGCCTGCCGCAGCTTTCCCGGCAGCTTTTGCAGCGTCTGCAAATACTCCGGCTGAGCCTCCATGAGCGCCTTGTTGTCGGTGACAAGCGCCTGAATGAACGTGTAGTTCTCCGGTTTTTCGTCCGTCTCGAACAGACGATCGATGAATAGCCGCTTGAAGTATCCGTGGCTCTGCCCGCCCGGATTGAGCGTGTAGTAGGTGCGCTTCGGAAAGCCGTTCGTGCCGCGCACCGTTGTGTCAATGGCGTCGAGCCATTCCTTCTTGAGCTGCGCTGCCTCGTCGATAAATACCACATCGTACTCCGCGCCCTGATATTGCAAAATGTCCCTATCCGTTGCGCAGTAGCCGAAGCGGATCGTCGAGCCGTTCCGGAATGTGAGTGTTTTCCGCACCTGCGAATACTTCGCCAGCCCTGCCAGCTCCGCGCACAGCTGCTCAATGTGGTTGTTCAGCAGCTCCGGGTATGTCCGCCGGACGATCAGGATCTTGATCCCCGGCCAGCGCAGCGCCAGCAGCTTGCCCTTCGTCCGCACGGCCCAGCTCTTTCCGCCGCCGCGCGCGCCGCCGTATGCCACATACC